CCCACACAAAAACTCTGTAAACGCTCTATCGCATCCTCTTGATCGACGAAATCTTTACTGGGACCACAATCTAAATCCAAGAAAAACGACTTCATCCAAAGTACGTTATCAGCCTTCCTATTCTGTTCTGCACCAAAGGTAGCTAACGCGAAAAAAGCGTTCCACCCGTTCTTATCTAATTTTTCTGCTGCCTGTACCGCTTCGCTTATTGTGGGATAAAATTCTTGGCTTATCTCAGGGCGAGTTTTATGTGGCACAGTGCGGTTAGCCCACACACAATATAAACCTTCGTGCGCGAGAACTAACCCTAAAAACTTATGGGTTTTCATAGGCCTCACTCAATGTAAAAGGTTACCCACGGCTAAATTAATAGCCGTGGAGTTATAAATCAATCATCATCCCATTCGTCTAAGACTTCACCTACAGGTGCGCCGTTCACCACCTTTTTAGTTTTTGTCTCAAGAACCATCGGCTCGTCATCGTCATCGTCATTTACAGGCTGCACCACTACCGGCTTGGCCTCCGCCGCGGGTGCTGCGGGTTTAAATGGATTAGGTACTGCGGATACGTAACCACCATCAATTACTTTGAAAGGATTACGAGCCTGTAGAGGAACGTACTTGATAACCTGTATAGCACGAAGGCGCAAAGATACAGCTTGCTTACCCCCAAAATTATACGGAACCATCTGCACACAAACATTTACCGTGCTACCTGTAGTGAGTAAAAAGTCCTTTGGTAACTCGTTACCCTGACTATCGTACTGTACAGGAGCGGTAGTAACTTGACCGCCATACGCCCCCTTTAAAACAGCTTTGTGTGTGTAGGTGCCATCGTCATCTTTAACAAAAGGATTAACCAACTTTTCGGACCAATTATCTTCCCGATTTGCGGCGTAAGTTTCCTTCATAACCTTAAACAACGCCTTAGCTGCAGTGGCATCCATACGAAATTGAATAGAAAATTCCGCGTTTGGGTCACGTGGACCGCAAGGCATACTGCGGTTTTTCATCTGATCAAACGCGTACGTCTGATCTACTTTAGGCCAAAGAGCCTCTACACCTTCAATAATATACGTCTGAGCCATTTTTATTCTCCTTATGCTCTATTTGTCGTTATCTGTATCGCCACCGACGAAATCAAATTCTAGTTGTTCCCCACGTGAACGCCACCCGTTATCAGGTTCATCTTTTTGCGCGGGAGCATCCAAAACCTCTGTGTTACCTAGTAAAGAGTTAGACACAGCGGTTTGTTTAAACCTGTAAGTATTACCTATTTTAACATAAGTATTTCTAGGGATATGCCCCTGCCTAACCCATGTACGTATTGTAGAAATGGATACAGCGAAGTGTTCAGCTAGGTTTTCGATAGGCACAAGTGCCTCATCAATTGGTATAACAATCTTGGTCATTTATTTTTTCCTTACAGAGATTACATGCTCTGTGCTTAGGTTAAGACCTTTCGGCATAAGGTCTGGGTTTTCTTCCAAGAATTGTTTTAGGTTGGTTTGGTTCAGCCTTTTATCTAGAAACTCAGGTACGTCATGTTCTTTTATGAAGTCGTACATGTGTTCCCAATCGCTAGTCCAGTATTTTGTTTTTGCCGACCTAAAAAACAAACCCTCAGAAGTTCTTACGCTTTCAACATTGTGACTATCACAATAATCAAGCAAAGCATTTTTCAATACTTCAATCTGCCGCGCCAACGCACTGTCTTCTTCTTTAAACTTTGCAGACAACTCGGCTCTTGCGGCACGTACCTTTATATACGTTTTAGTTAGTCGTTTCGCGCTCACGTCTTCGTCCATTTGTACGCCCTTTTAGTAGTAAGAATTATTACATAGTTGTTAATGATGCCCTAGTCAAGTAATTCTTTGTATAAATCTATAATTTTTGAGTGGACGTTAATTCTTTTATCAAGTAATGAGTACATGCGTTTTTCTACTACAGAACCGTGTAACTGAACAACAGTACATTTATGCGTCTGCCCCGACCTATGTACCCTAGCGTTAGCTTGCAGGTATGTTTCCAACGATGAAGTTGGACCCCACCAAACCACCGTATTCGCTGCCGTTAACGTAACACCGTGCGCTGCGGATTGAGGTTGGATCACCAACACTCGCGGGTTGGGAGTTGTTTGAAACTGTTTGAAGATATCAGTACGTTTAGACGCGGATACATCACCACGTATAACCTCTGTAGTTACACCATCAGCACGCAATTTTGCTGTTAGTACATCTATAGCGTGCTTAAACGGTACAAAGATCAAAATCTTTTGGCTACTCTCGTCCACCACTTCCTTTAAAACTTTGTACCTATGATCTATGTCAAACACTAACGTACTACCATCATCACTATAAACCGCCCCTGCAGATATTTGCAGTAGTTTATTCATCACAATTGCAGCATTGGCTCCTGTTATTTCAGACCCACGTATCTTCATCACAAGTTGTTTTTTGAGTAATTCGTAATACTTTATCTGTTGTCGTGTTAACGGCACGCGGCGTTTCACATACACCATTGGGGGTAAATCTAAACATTCTTCTTTGGTAAAGCGCACCGCGGGTTGCAAAGCGTCAAACACAATTGTCGGGGCTTCGGGACGCGCTTGCCATTGGAATTGAGATATCTGCACCATCAGTTTACTTTTCCACGCACTAAAAAATTGAGGTACGCCATTTTCGTTTACCAATTTTGCTAACCCATACGCGTCTTCTGGGGATTGTGCTGCGGGAGTACCCGTCATCATCCACAGCCACGTGTCAGGGTCCATTAACCCCCTTAATGTTTTCCATCTTGTAGTGCGTACATTTTTATAATGCGTGGCTTCATCTACAATTATAAGGTCAAATTCATCTGTTAACTCTTCTTCAATTGTTTTTACACCGTCATAATTTATTATGGCAAAGTCAGAACCAGAAGTTAACTCTGCACGGCGTTGTTTGGGCGTGCCATGCAATACGCTAAAGGTACGGTGTGGGGCAAACGTGGCTAAGTCCTCTCCCCACGCGCTTTGCATAATGGACAGTGGGCATATAACTAATACTCTTTTTATATAGCCTTTGTTCATAAGGTAATCCGCAGCCCAAATTGCACTGGCTGTTTTGCCTGTACCTTGCTCATTAAAACAGAACGCTCTACGGTGCAGTGTGAGGAACGCAGCGGTAGTTTTTTGGTGCGCAAACGGCGATAATTCCCCTGTCCAATTATACTGTGTCTGTATGGGGGAAGGGGCGTTTATACCCAAACTTCTTAACGTATGCGCCTCATCAATACCAAGATTAACAAGTATCTCTTGTTTGTTAACTTTTTTGCAGTTGGGGATCATGTCAGTGACACGTTTTGGATCGCGCAGCTTTAAAAGCAACGCCTTACCATCAATCAGTTTCATTTTAACCTCCGTTTAGGGATTTCCCTAAATCATTTATTTCTTTTTTTGGTAGTTCCGTGCGCGGTTTTTACTTGAACTCTCTATGCGCAGCCCGTCTGAATTCTTACCGCCTTTGACCAAAGCTTTTTTGTGGCTAACGTCTTTACCCTCACGTTTGTCAGCTTTTCCGTTGTTGTTACGGTCTACACCTTCACGGTCTACTTTACGCCTCGCACGTTGGCGTTCCATTCTACGCTCAAATGTAGCGGACCCGACAGGGGCATTAGTTTGCTTTTTACGTTTGGATTTCTTGGCGCGTTTAATATTCTCGGTCATGCGTTTGCTCCATTGTGAACACACTCAATCACGGAACAATGGCGTCTACACAACCCACTGGGTTTAGCGTTCCAAACATCTTGTTCGGCAGCGGTAGCCATACGGTTGTATTTACCTAACCATTTCTTCCACAATTTAGTTTTGTCGTACTCCTCGTATACATCTTTTATCAGATCGTTGCACACGATAAATAATAACGCTGCTCGTACTTTCTTAACAGATGGGTATTTTGCGAACGTGGCAAGAGCCATTAATTCAAGCTGTCCTTTGTCTGCGTATTTGGACGATTTGCCTGTCTTATAATCTACCACTGTCGCGGTGCCTGTGTCTTCGTTTATTATTAGTAGGTCAGCTATACCCCGAAACCAAACATCGTCATCGTAGAACCCACACGCTTCTAGGTCTTCAGTAATACCTAATTTTACTTCTACGTGTTTGGTGCCTTTGCGGTTTTGCAGTGATACCAGAGCCTTCTCCGCAAAGCTAAACTTCTTAGGTATAGCTACGCCAGAACCAATAAAATTTTCTGCCATTGTGTGAAACTCGTTACCATACAGAATAGCTTCGGTCTGCACGAACGGCACCTCTTTCAAGATGTGTTTGTGGTAATACTGTTTCGGACACTGCTCAAAGTCTTTGATCTTACTGAAAGACCACGGCCATACTTTTGTCATCTGATCCATCATTCACACTCCCCATATGATTTGCCCGTACCACTCTCACAAGTGATAGGTAAACCTTCTGCCCAATAGGGCGTCTGGCTCATACATAATTCTACGTATTTTCTAGCCTCGTCTACTTCGCTATCCCGAACACATACCACAATACTATCATGTACTGTTAGCACAACTTTGTATAGCTTGGCAATCAATAACATCTGATGCCCTATAATGCAACGGGCGATAGCTTGACATACGTTTTCTACAACCTTCCCCCCGTATATACGCTTAGGACCTCTTCGGGTCTTGTAAGCATATTCTGGCCCTCGTTCCCCTGCCTCAGCATACAAGTCATGATAAAACATAGACAATCCAGAAGGTAGGATAATGGCGTTGTTTTTAGCTTCTACGCGCAATACGTCTTCTCTACCAAACTGTAACGTATCACCACGTTGCATATATTCAATCGTGCTGTTGGCGGCAGTCCAAAGGTCATTTATCGCTCCGTTAGCTGAGCGGTACACTTGGATAATACGCCGCGCTTCTTTCAACGGCATATCTACACCCATACCTGCCAATTGAA